CTCAGAAACTTCACCACCTTGTTCTAAGTTATTCATTAAATTTTCCATAACTTCAGCGCCTTTATCTATATCGCCGCCTCCTGCATTTCTAACAGCATCTGCTGTAAATACAAACTCATTTTTAGATAGTCTAGCAGGCACGTCGTCAGCTTTTTCTTTGCCGCCCATCTCTACAAAACCACCTGTTTCTCTATAATCTTTTTCCATGCCGCCCATGTCAATCATTTCTGCTGCTTCGGCATCCATAATACCGCCTTCTTGTTTTCCTATTCTTTTGTACATAGACATAGCTTTATAAGGATTGTACGTAGTTTCATCTTCCTCCTCATTCATTAAACCACCGTTAGCAGCCATAGCAACTGGTTCAGGTTGTTCCATGCCAGCACCTTGAGCCATCATCTCTTGTTCTTGTTGGGCCTGCATTACTGCTTTTACAAATTGTTCAAAAGATAATGTGCCACCTTTGTTTTTGTATTTAACAAATTCTGCCATAAGCATTTGTTCTGCTTGTGCATTACCTGCATCACCACCATTCATTAATCCTGCTCTACCACCATTTGCATAGTCATAGAAATTTTTCTGTACATATTGTTTTTGTGGCATGAATGCTAAATTTTTTCCGCCAAGACCTTGATAATAATCTCTTGCACTTTGTCTAATACCTTCTACATCCATTACATCAACTTCTTCTTCTACTTCTTCAGGAGCAAGAGCATCCATTAAAAAAGGTGCTGCAACTAAACCAGCTCCTCCTGTAAGGAAAGCTGTTTTAGGATCAAAGTTTTTACCAAAAGGATTTAGTTTTGAAAGAAAACCAACTTTACTAGGACTAGATCTTGCAGCATTAAATGCTAATCTATCTGTAGCAGCAGGTGCAAATCTTTTTGCAAGTGCTGCTCTACCTGCACCGAAAGTAGCGCCTATTCCTTGTTGTCCAAATAAACCTTTAGCTGCTCCACCAAAACCAGCTCTACCAAATAAACCACCTATACCTGTCCCAGGTATACCAAATGCCAATGCACCACCAATAGCAGCTTTACCTAATGGTGATTTAACAACTTTTTTTACAGCACGTTTAGCTTTCTTTACAAGCTTTCCTAAAAAATAATTTTGTCTAGGATCCTGTAAGGAACCTATTCCTGATTGTATTTGTTGGGGTTCTTGCATTCTAGATATTGCCATAATTTTACCTTATTCTCCTACTTTATTACGTTTTACTCACTAAATCAAGAGGAGGCATGATGACTTTTACATCTTGTGCCATGTCCTCATTCTTATACCCTTTAGTTTCCCAATCTTTTCTTTCCTTAAAAAGCTCACCTGTTTGCTTATGTCTGTAAATTGTCTCTACTTCTGCGTTTTTTATTTCCATTAATCTACCTTTTCCTTTTTAATATTGAGATAACTTATACCAAATACAACACCATCAGATACAGTGCCTGCTGTGGTATAGGATAATTTAGTCCCTCCTTCCACTATTAATGGCAAAGTTAATATTTCTACACTAGCTGCTGTAGATAATGTTTGCGTATGTACTATCTCAAATGCATTGTTTTTTATAGTAACTGTTGGTGTATTAGATCCTGATTTATTAGTAACTCGTAATGATCTAACAATTACTGTTTCATTTGCACCTGGTTCTAACATATCAAAAGATTCAGCTGCTGTGGTTGTTTTACCATAAAATTTATATTCGTTTACTACTGCCATTATGCATCTAAAAAGAAACTTTTAGCTTCTATTTCTTGTTTAACTTCATCTTGAAATGAAGAGTTTAGTTTTGTTATTACACCATCAAGATCTCTAACTAATGATTGTAAATTTTCTCGTCTATATTCTTCTTCAGCTCTAGTTAATGATTGTACAATTTTAGCCATTATGGGAACCTTTGGTTAAAAATTTGATTATCAATATACATTTGTTCATCATCACCAATATTTTTTCCTTGTTCAATAGCATCGGTATAAGTTGTCATGGTGTCAGTAAAATTTTGATTAACAGGGTAAGTATTACCACTTGTTGTAAATTGATTGGTATAAGGTATACCTTTCTTAGTATTAACATTATTGTTAGCACTAGTAATATTCATACTAGATCCAGATGGATACATGTTTGCTAAAGCTAAACTTTCCATAGGTATATCACTTCCTTCTGGAATATATGTTTTTTGATTTTCTGGTAAAGTTAAACTTAGTTTATTAAATTCAGACATGTCTCTTGGTTTGTTACCAAAAATTCCTTTACCATAATCATACGCAGTTCCAATTGCTGAACCTACAACCGGAATACCTGTTAATAAACTCATTAACCCACCAAAAAATCTTCCTCCAAAACCTGGTTGAACATCACCAGTTTCTTCTTCTTCAAACTCATATCTTCTGGTTACTGGATTAAATCGTATATCTTTTTGTCCTCCAAATCCCAAAAAACCACCTCTTGTATTTCTAATTTTTCTATACCCACTAGGGTTAAATAAACTTTTTCCTACATATTGACTACCAGAACCAATGTATTTTAGTTGACCATCAGGGCCATATGCATATTCAGGTACAGCTCCTTCTCTTACTCTGTCACTTACTCTAGATGTTTGACCTCTATCTACTTGACCTGTTAAAACTTCTTTTAATCTTGCTTCATTTCTAACAGCTCTTTCACTATCTCCTCTAGACATTTCACTTCTAGCTTTATCTTGACTTCTATCTCTAGTGTAATCTCCTTGAGAGTCTAAAGACATAATTCCAGAAGGACCTGTGTTAGGACCTTTCTTTAAAGACCCGTGTATATCTTTTTTAATTAGTAAATCTTTTTCTGCTTTAGTAATATAGGCTAACTCTGTTTTAGGAGATTTAGGATTAGATTGCCATTTAACAGGAACAGTTACAGTTTTTTGTTTACCTAAATAATTTCTTGCTGGTTTTTCATTACCTTGCATTTCATAATTTATTTTTTTATCTGTAGCCATTACCTTCTTCCTCCTGGGTGTATATCTAATCTAAATGTTCCTAGTTTCCAATCTTGTGAAGTGCTTGTATTTGCAACTTTAATAGCAATTGATCTTGCTCGTAATCTTGTATCTTTTTTAGTAGTGGTTGAATCAACACTAAAATTGGTAGTAGTTCCAGAACTATTAGGATAATTTTTAGTTACAAAACTAACTTGTGTGTTTCCTGTTTGTGAAATAAAATCTGGTATAAATCTACTAATTCTCATTATAAATTCTCCGTCTCCTCTAAGATCAGGCATCCCTACAACCTGTCCACCACCTCTAGCTGTTCTTTGAGTGATATCAAAATCACCTGATGTAATAGATCCTAAAACTGCTGTCACTACTCCACCAGCAGTAATTTGATCAGTCCCTGTTTCGTGTTTATAGTATATAGTACTTCCATCGGTATTACCAGTAACATCGAAAGATGCATCATCACTTTCACTATAATACGTTGCGTGAGGTCTAGCAAATACTGAAGAATCAACCCAAGCTGTTCTTGCTAAAGTGCCTGTTGTCCAAATAGGACGTTTAGTTGTAGAATCTAAATAGTTATATGTAACAACTCTATTGACTACATCTGATGCTGATGTGCAATAAAACCAGCTTATTTCACCAAATAAATTATTTAATCCTGCATTAACTAAGTCTCTTGCAGTTGAGTTAAGGTCATCATAAACTGCGTCTTCTACCAAACAAGGAAGTGATTTTAATTGACCATCGTATGCAAAGAATCCATTTTCAGACATCCAGTAAGCTGTGCCATCTACTTCAATACAAGCATTTTTTCCTAACAACCCACAGTTAGTTCCTACTTGTTCGAATGAAAAGGTAAATGGTTGACCAACAAATTTCATAAGAAATAATGCGGTATCTGTCCAAACATAAATTGCATCCCTACCTTTAATAGCTCCCATAATTTTAGAACCATCGGCAAGTCTTTGTGTACCTGCGGTATTATTTGCTTTAACAGTATAAGAATCAGTTTGATCAATGCTTTCTTGATCAGAAAATCTTATAAACATGTCATCTTTAGTAGTGCTATTTCCAACAGTTGTTTCGGTTCCAAAAAATACTAAGTGTCTATCGGGTGTAGATACCAATACATGACGTGATGCTGTCGGTGCATTTGCTAATAAAGTGGCCCTGTTATTTGTTGCACCACTTGCTGCTGCATCCCATTCAAAACAAGAACCATTATAAATAAGTGCAATTAATTTTGTTCCATAGTTATCTAATATCCACATTCCAGGATCAATTGTAAAGTCAGCAGAAGATGGATCACCCCATGCAACGTATCCTGATATATTAGTTACAGTAGCTCCTGCACTATGGCCTGCTTTAGTTGTACCATTAACTTCTCTAGCACCTCCACTTAAAATATTGGTTGTAGTATTATTATTTGTATAACTTATATCTTCTGATCCGATTCTTATTTCTCCAGATGCAGGAAAAGCTGCAGAGTTAGTTAAAGGAATATCTGTTACAGTATCATTAATAGTAGAAGCCAAAGTATTTGTAGACGCTCCAAGAGCGATACCACCCCATAACGCTGTTCCCCAACCATAACCCCCTAATTGTAAAGCTGGTCCCACATTATAATAACAAAGAATTGATGTTGATCCAGCATTAGTCATAGGGCTACTACCTTCAGCTGTATCCATTGTAATTGTAAAAGTTGTGGTAGTTGGTATTGAAGTTACCATAAATTTTTCATCTTCAAATGTAGCATCACTATAAGCTGATGTTCCTGGTATGCTGGCTACGCTATCAAACATAACTATATCGTTTGCCACTAATCCGTGAGTTCCGGTACATGTAACCGTAACTGTTGTTGAACCATTACTACTAGTAAAATCAGCTCCAGTTAACGTAACTCTAATGGGATGAATATCATAATAAACATCTCCAGAGTATACGTATAAAATTCTATTTGTTCCTATTGCTGCATATTTAATACCAGCATTATCGTCCCAATGATGAACAGCTCTACACGCACCAGTAAGTTTAGATTGTCCTAATTGTTGCCAGCCACCTATTTTTTCTGGACTACCATATCTAAATCTTACATTATCACCATCAAACCATTGCCCTTCAGCTCCGGTCTCTGTAACTTGTTTATTAAATCCTGGTAGAAAGCCTAATTTTTGTAACATATATAAACCTGTTTATTAGGTGTTATAGCAGATTAA